ATTAGTTAAGTAAAAAAGTAATGGTTTAGAGCTTACCATCAACTGCCCGTTCTGTGAAGTAGAATAGGTCCAACACCTCTTTCTTGGGGGATTTTAATCCGGGAAATAAGAATTCTTATTATGTAAGATTCCTACTTTGAACTCTTTGCACCATTCATAAAAGCCTGGTGCAGGAGGTTCATGTTTACGTTCTTTTAATTGGAAAGGCTCAGACTTTTTAATGTCTAATATCCAATAGATGATTCTTAGTATCATATAATTATGATTTTAAGACGGATCATACTTAGACATGACTGCGTCAAGACCTTCTTGTTCTTTGTTATGTTTTTCTATAACATAATCAAGATAGTCTCTTTGATCATATCCCCACTCAGATTCAGGATTTAATTTACATACTGGTATCCATACAAAACCTGAATGTACTCCCTTATCTGTTGGGATTACAATATTGTTTGCTGTAAGGAAATCAAGCATGCCTTCATTTTCTGAGTAGTCTTTTACAAGAATCTCATTGTCTTCCAGAAGTACATCTGGTAAGTTTACTGTTGCTATACTGTGAGGAAAACCATCCATAAGATCTAATAGATCTAAACGAACTCTTCCGTTTGCATAGCGTTTTTGTTGGATGTACACCTTACTAGGGTCCATACCATTTAGAGAAATCTGAAATGTTTTCACGTTAATGAATTTAGGTGGTTAGAAATATTAAAACTTATTTGCTTTTACGAAAGTCTAATTCTATTATAAAGCAGAAGAATACTAAGTATAGCTTTGGTTTATCATAACTGAAACCAAAGAATATAGTGTTCTTAATAAATTTTAGGGTATGTCTTTTACCCATGATTAGAGTTTTTTCCATGTGGAATTATATTTAAAGATAAAAAAATAGAGAAAAAAACCCGCCAACGTTACGTCAGCGGGCTTGCTTTACTTAACCATTAAACACCCTGTTTAAGGACTATTTATCCTTCTAACTAGTTTTTCCCATGATTCTTTACCTTTACAGCCATAGCCGTTTCTAGTAGAAGAACAACTGGTAAGCCCAGACAGTATACTCATGAATATAATCATGATTAGTATTACTTGTGAAGGCGTGAGATCTTTTGATGATTTCATCTTTCAAGATTTAATAAGGTTGAATGAATGAGGTTTCTTTTACAAGATGTACAGAAGTATATATCTTCTTGATCTACTTGTTTTATTGTCCCGCCAGCTGCTGACATCAAGCATTTGATATCTTTATTACAGTGAGCAAGACCAAGATTATGACCAAGTTCGTGGATAGCTATCTTTTGTAATCTAGTGATTATGAGTTTTTTATCAGGGTTATGTAATCTATAACTTGATACTATTGCTATTTTACCAGGTTTAGTAGCAAGGCCAAAGATGCCCCAGTCTGGTTGAGAGACTGATTTAAAGTGTGATATATCTCGTTCAGTCACAATGATGGTGTGATTGCTAGAATTGTACTTATTAAGTGCCATAGAGGCATCAATACGTCTTCTAGGTTTAGATATAACATCTTCGGTTGGATCTATTTGACTCATGATTACACATTTTACCTTATAAAAAGACTCTAATGAACGTTTTACTGCTGTTAGATACTCGAATTTAACCTTGCCAAGCGGTTGAATATAGATTGTTTGGGTTATATTCATTGCTTGGACGCTAATAAGTATCAGTACAGATACCAGTAAAACAGCTGTGAAATATATCTTTTTCATAATATGATAGTGTAAGAGGTATCACCAGTGATATCTATAACATAGTATAATATAATAACTATATAGAACTATGTTATGTAGTATCTCTGGTGATACTTGTTAAGCAATCTTCTCGTCTACGTCCATACTTACGATTACGGCAGGTATCCATCCAAATAGTAGCATAAGCATAGCTACGCCACCGTGAGTGCAAGCCTCTCGGAAGGAAAGATCGCCAGAGCATAAGTAAAAGAGAGAGCCAAGAAAAAGCCAGGTAATAAGACTTGTGACTACAAAGGCCAACATTGTTTTTGTTGCTTTCATACAGGATGATTTAAAAGGTTCTACGTTTAGGTTTTCTACGAAATGCTTTGCGGTAGTTAGACTCTATGGTCTCACTAAAATCATGACAAAGTTGTCTGACTGGCGTGGGATCAAAGGTCCATAAATAAACAAGAGAGAACCATAGCAAAAAGGGTATGAAGGCTATGGAGAGTAACAAAATGCTGATTAGATACTTCATGTTTTGAGTATTTAGGTGGTTAATAATTAGTAAAGAGAGCTTGTAGTTTATGTAAAATGGCCCAGCTTGCTCAAGGCTTGGGTTGAAAACTGCCAGCTATACAGCTTGGCTAATGGATACATAATGGTACATAATAAGATAATAAGAAAAATCTTATACCTTGGTCTATGATATCATTGAGGCTGTCCGATCTGACCTTGCGGTCCAGACATCTCTCCATCATAGAGGATAACAGAAGTCATCTCTATGTCTACCGTTTGCAACCGTCATAAAGACGACTGTCTGTGGGCTGTATCTGTGGCCCAACAGAAACCTAGTTACAATACTCTTTATAGCCTAACAACCAGGAAGCTCGGAAAGAGATGTACAATTGGTACACACAAGACGGTTATATACACCCGACAAGTATAAAACATGCATGTTCCTAACCTTCAAGAGGTGCTAATAGTGTAGGTGGACGTTTTCATCTCCTAATTGACTATTAGACATAGGAACTCATGCATGTCATTGAATACTCTCTCCAAGCCCCTCCACGTACTAGGTGGTTAATCAAGCTGTCTTCAAAGAGACAGTAGGTTTATGATACACACCGTTTGCAACCGATAGTGTATTACTCGGAGAAAGTATTATTGGTGGGAGCCCTTTTATAGACTGCTCCCCCTGTCTGTATATCCGTAAGAATAGGTAAGAGGCAGAACGTTTCTGATACATCAGACAATATGAACGTTAACTGTGGTTCCTACATAGCCTATTCTCCAGGGATAATGAGTTATAGCTATCTCATCCGCGGCAAAAGTACTTTGGAATACAGAGTACTTAAAAGGATAAGAAAAGGGTGTCTGTTGAACTACCACACAGACACACCTGATTATCAACGAGTTATAACGCTCTTAATAGCTTATCTCTACTCTTACGTGGTGTGAGCCACTGATATAGCGGACAAGATTAAGAGTAAGCTTGGAGAATCTGTCTTTCATAGATAGATACCAGGCTTTAAAGAAGTCCCAAGATGGGAACATGAGGCGTTTAGATCTTTTCATGATTAGGGATGTTTGGTTTATAAATGATTAAGAATGCTGATTGACTGATTGACAATCAAAAGGGAAAGTAAAAAAGGGGGACTTGCGTCCCGCCTTTAATTAGTTTGAACTTGGTCTCTTTGGATAGAGCCATTTCAACATGAGCGTACGAAGTTCGCCAGACTCTTCGTCTGTAACTTCATAAGGTCTTTCCACAACGTCAAACCTAGATAGGTCTACGATTTCTTCGGTACCTACTTTTGCTGCACCTTTAAGTGCTGCATAGTAAGTTAATCCGTTACCAACCATATCCTGTCCAAGGACTTTGATTGTTTCACCGTCTGTTTTCAGAGTGTGAATGAAATTACCGTTTGTGGTCTTGTCTGAAACTTTCAGAACTTTTACTTTAACTTTTGCCATGACATAAAGATTTTAAGGCGTTAGAAAATAAGTAACTGCAACCGTGAACCCATAGGGGTACCACAGTGCCAAGTTCTAGTCGGGGTCAAACCCATGAAGTACCCATCACTACCTCTAGCATACTGGATATATAGTACCGGGGGGGGTTATGCACAGCTGTTGATAAATGGGGGTATAGAGTAATAGGTAATAATAAGTAAATTTGGAGAGTTTAAACTTTTTAGGTATATTTAATTGTACCCTGACATAAAACCAAAGTCTATGATACACACTTGTAACATCCATTGCCACACGATAGATATAGAGAAAGCTGATCTAATGGGTATACCTGATAAAGGTAAGTGGCTGTCTTTTGCTTTTCATATAGATGTAGTTATTGCCTGTAAGCTCACCACGGATGACGAGGAAGAGATGGTGTATAATTGTACGACTATATTTACCGACCATGGGGATACTTATGTTATTGATACTCCCTATGAAGAATTCCTAACTATGTTTCAACTTTATCACGCGGGTCCGTCTGATACGGACGCGGGGGATATTAGTCTTTAATAATTAAAACCAAAGAACAATGAGCACAGAAAATTTAGAACAAGAAGAACAAAAGGCCCCAAGCAAAGAAGAGGTCATTAACTTCTTCCAAGAACAAATTGAGGTTAAGAGAGTACAGCTTGAGCTTCAGGAACTAAACACCGCTTTAGCTGTGGGTAGAGCTGAGGAACTTAAGGCTCTTTCATTCATAGCCCAAATTACAGCTCCTCCAAAAGAAGAGGAAGAAGACGAGGAACCAAAAACTTCTAGAAGTCTTAAAAAAGAAAAATAAATGAATACGCTCTATAAGCTCAGAGATTACAAGGAAACAGTTGTCTTTGAACGGGAGCATCCCAAAGAACTACGCTGGGATGAGAAGTATAAACTTTTCATGCTCCAAGAAAATAAAGAATGTCAAGGTATATGGTTCCGAGATAAGAAGGGACTTATGGCAGAAGCTATTATGACTTGGAGTTCAGACAACGTAGCTCATATAGATAGTTTTACCGTACTACCGGCACACCGAGGAAAAGGTTTGGGATATGAACTTGTCTCTACCGTCTTAGAGTGGGCAAAGGATATGAAGTACGAACATCTTATAGGAGAAGCAAGAAAGGGAGCATCCTGGCACATCTTTGAAAATCTGGGAGCAGAACCTATATTACTCTACAAAAACTGGGGTAAGACAGGGGAAGATTATATGAGCTTTAAAATAGATTTATAATGGCAATAGTTAATCAGGTAGATAAAAGAGTAAGAATGAATACTTGGCAGGTTGTCAAGTATCAGATTCTTACGCACTGCTATCTGTATGATATACCTGTAAGTGAGGCAGACTTAAACTGCCTCACACTACTTGCTATAGAAGGAGACCAAGAGTTAACAAGTTTTTGTAATAAAGCTTTTGATAAAAAGATATTTTCCTCAACCCAGTCTGTGCGTAATTGTTTGACCAAGGCTGAGAAAAAGAATCTGATAAAAAAGGAAGGAAAGAATAAGAAGAAAATTTATATTAATCCTGAAATGAAGGTTAGCTCTTCTGGAAATATATTACTGGATTATAAATTCTTATGCGTTGCGTCCTAAAAAATCAAAAGAGTTTATACCAGAAGTAGCCAAGGAAACAAATCTTTCAAAAGAAGCCACCGAAGCTATTATCTCCTACTACTGGCAAGAAGTAAGAAAAAGTCTGAGTAGTCTCAAACACTCAAGAGTACATTTAACAAATCTTGGTGACTTTACAATTAAACATTGGAAGTTAGATGACAAGATAGAAATGCTTGAAAAGTTTGAAGAGAACAACAGACAAAAAGGTTTACAGCAGATGACAGCTCGTTATAAAACAGCAGAGACTCTCTACGATCTTAGGAATCTAAAGAAGATCATGGAAGAAGAAAACCAAAGAGCTGAATTTATTAAAATGCACAAAAGAACAGCATATGAGTCTACGAGACAACGTGATCAGAATATGGAAGAGCAAGAACCAGATACTGGAGGGGATCACTAATTCTGTATTTAAGAAAGAAGATGTTGAAGCCATTGCAGAAGAAAGAATGAAGATATGTTTCTTTTGTGATCTTTATACAGAGAATGATAAAGGATGTATGGTACCTGGCACTACTCCATGTTGCAATCAAGAACTTGGTGGATGCGGATGCTCTTTAAAATTTAAAACCAGATCACTTAGTTCAGAATGTCCAAAGGGTCATTGGAAAGCAGAGATGGATCAGAGCGAAGAGGATATGTTAAACAGTAAACTAGGTATATGATAATTACATTCACCCCACAACATCACAAGTACAGTAGTGTAGAACCCGATGGTATTAATTGGTTAAGTGTAACCTCTTTTATATCCAACTTCAAACAACCTTTTGAAGCAGATATTATAGCAGAGAAATCAAGTAAGAGCAAGAAGAGCAAATGGTATGGTATGACTCCTGAAGAAATAAAGGATGCATGGAAATCAGAAGCTAATCGTGCAACAACTCTTGGAACCTGGTATCATAACTGTAGAGAAAGAGACATATGTGAAGTAGAGACTATGGAGAGACATGGTACTGTTATACCTGTGTATAAACCAATAGAAAGAGAAGGAATAAAATATTCTCCAAACCAAAAGCTTTCTAATGGTGTGTATCCAGAACATATGGTTTATCTAAAGTCAGCTGGTATATGTGGTCAGTCAGATTTGGTAGAAGTAGTAAACGGAGAAGTACACATTACTGATTATAAGACAAACAAAGAAATTAAAGTAGAAGGATATACAAACTGGGAAGGCATTACTCAAAAGATGACCGCACCAGTTACTCACCTTGATGATTGTAATCTTAATCACTATGCATTACAGTTAAGTCTTTACATGTTTATTATACTGAAGCACAACCCAAAGTTAAAGTTTGGAAGTCTAACAATTCATCATATTATGTTTGAAGAAGTAGACAAAGATAAGTTTGGTAATCCAATCACTGCTCTTGATACAAATGGTGATCCAATAGTAAAAGATATTGTGCAGTATGACCTTCCTTATTTAAAGCAAGAAGTTATTTCTTGTTTGCATTGGTTAGAAGATAACCGTCATAAACTAAAGACAAAGAGTTAATGATTTTAAATCATAACATAGATAATCTGAAATGTCTTGTAAGGCAATCATACTTTACAAAAGATCCGAGTGATCATGATATATTTCATTCTGCTTATTTATTTGGGGTACAATCAATCTCTGGAAAGATACTTACCTTTCACTTGATGACAGACTATGGTATGTTAAGATCAAGAGTACCTATTAGTGAAATATATTTACATAAACCTGTTTCAGATGTACCTTTTCATTTTAAACAACTATGGGATTGTTTTAGTGAGAACGTATCAGTTATTACTTATGACTATTTATACGAGAAGAAGTGCCAAGTAGTTTTAAGAGATGGTTCTAAAATATGGGCTACCTATTTATTTACAGTAGACTGGTACAAGAACTCATACTCAGATGAACCAAGTGATTATAAGTGTGGGCATATACTTGTAGCAGATGATGGTTATTTATTATGCCAACCTAACAATAGAATCTTTTGGAAAGACTCTAACTGGATAACAAAATCTTTTCCAATTGAACCAAAAGAAATAAAAGTTGATACAGAACTAAAGAGTGTAGAAACAGTATCTGATAAATGGGTGAGTGAAGATACAGACTCTTATTATTACAATATAAAGACAAACGATGATTAGACTATTTGATATACAAAACGGACAAGTAACTGCAAGTGAACACTGTTTTACTTTGAAGTTTTTGCATGATATCATGATCGGATATCCTACCGAATATTTACAGATATATGCGTATCTGTTTTATATGACTTGTCCTAATCCAGATTTAAACCCATTCTTTGATGTACCAGAAACAGAAAAAGAAGAAATTATACTTCAGGAGGTTGGTGCTGAGTTTTCAACTGATGAAGATCTTATTGTCAATGGGCTTACGATGTGTCGTAAACTTTATGAAACACCAACGTACCGAGCATATGCGGGAATTAAAAGTATGCTTGACCGTCTTGCTAAATATATGGAGACCACAGAGATTGAGCATGGTAGAGATGGTAACATTACGGCACTTGTTAACGCAGCATCAAAGTTTGAAGCTATACGTCAGAGTTTCAAAGGAACTCTCAGAGATCTTGAGGAAGAACAGCAAAGTCAAGTACGTGGTGGCCAGAACTTAGCATATGATCAATAATGTAGGGTGGCGAAATTGGCAGACGCACCTCCCAGTCTCGGAGGCGGGAGCGGGGAGTCCCTGCTCATTTGGAGGTTCAAATCCTCCCCCTACAGCTTAAATAATTATCGCGGGGTGGTGTAACGGTAGCACATTGGGCTCATAACCCAGAAATCCTAGTTCGACTCTAGGCCCCGCAACTATAGCCCCGTTGGTGAAATTGGTAGACACGCCAGACTTAGGATCTGGTGCCGCAAGGTATAAGAGTTCGAGTCTCTTATGGGGCACTAAAAAAAATAAACTATGAAAGAAGAAATTACAAATGGCTATTTACACGACTGGGTATTTCATTACAATCCGTTTGCAGATGTATGGAGTGCCATACCTAGAGACTTATACGTAAACTATTGGAATGGTTATGAGGGTAATAATATTCTTAGAGCTAAACATTTAAACGTTCTAATAGATCTTTTGCATAAATCAAAAGGTGACGTAGAAATGATACATGAAATAACAAGAAGCAGTGACCTTATCTAATATTTATATAGAAGTACCAACTTATCAAAATGGTCAATGGGATCTAACTACTTTCTATAGCAGAGAGGAGTTTAGAGACTTTGTTCTTTCTTTATTTAAAGAACCTGGTCAATATGATTTTGACGAAACTTCTTTAATATTTAATGCTGAAGCTAAAAAGTTTCAGCAACAAGGTTTCTATTGCCCAGCTCCTATAAAGACAAAAGACTTTATAAACTATTGGAATGAGCAAAAGAAAAGATGCAGAAGTGGTATAATAGTAAAAAGTGTCGTGAATAATGTCACGAAAACTTGGTATTTGTCGCGAGACTACTATATGTGGTTAAACTTCTTGCCTATTTATGACAAAGAAGAAAAGAGGTTTGACTTTGCTAAGGTAAGAGATGCTCAGTATCACATGGCTCTTTATGAACAGTTAGCTGAGCTACACTATAGACACTCTGCTATTTTAAAGAAACGTCAGATTGCTTCCTCTTATTTTCATGCAGCTAAGCTAATTAACATGTGGGTCTTTGAAGAAGGTGCTGTTCTTAAAATGGGAGCGAGTCTAAAAGATTATATATCTGAGAAAGGTACTTGGCGTATGCTTACAGAGTATCGTACATTTCTTAATGAACATACTGCTTGGTATAGACCAAGTGATCCTGATAAAGTATTTTCTTGGCAGCAGCGTATCAAAGTAAGAATAAATGGAAGAGATACTTATAAAGGAAATAGATCTATTCTTACAGGTACCTCTTTTGAAAAAGATCCAACAAATGGTGTAGGTGGTCCTTGTACTTATTTCTTTCATGAGGAAGGAGGGATTGCTCCAAAGATGGATCTTACTTATGAGTATATGAGACCTGCTATGCAGAGTGGTATGATTACAACAGGTATGTTTATAGCTGCTGGTTCAGTGGGTGATCTTGATGCTTGTGAACCACTTAAGCTTATGGTACTTCAACCAGAAGCTAATGATATTTATGCAGTACCATCTGATCTAATAGATAAAGAAGGAACTATAGGAAAGACAGGATTGTTTATTCCTGAACAGTGGTCAATGCCTCCTTTTATAGATCAATATGGTAATTCTAAAGTTGAAGAAGCTTTAGAAGCTATTAAAGAAGAAAGAATAAAATGGAAGCGAGATCTAACTCCTGAGCAATATCAGCTTAGGATATCTCAGAAACCAACTAACATAGAAGAAGCTTTTGCTACTAGAAAAGAATCTATATTTCCTCCACACCTAGTTTCTAAACAAATGCAAAGAATACAGGATAAAGATTATTCTGTTGAGTATCTGGATTTATATAGAAACTCTGAAGGAAAGATAGTAGACAAACCTTCAAGAAAAACTCCTATTATGGAGTTTCCTATATCTAAGAAAACAGAAGACAAAGAAGGAGTTGTTTGTATTTATGAAAGACCTGTTAAAGATCCTCAGTTTGGAATGTATTATGGCTCAGTAGATCCTGTAGGAGAAGGTAAGACTACTACTTCAGAATCACTATGTGCCATATATATTTACAAGAATCCTGTTGAAATAATTAAAGATGAGGGTAATGGTAAAGTAACAAATACCATAGAAAGAGATAGAATTGTAGCCTCATGGTGTGGACGTTTTGATGATCTTAACAAAACTCATGAAAGATTAGAGCTTTTAATAGAGTGGTATAACGCTTGGACTATTGTAGAGAACAACGTAGCTTTATTCATACAATACATGATTAGCCGTAAAAAGCAAAGATATCTTGTACCAAAAGACATGATTTTGTTCTTAAAAGATCTTGGAGCAAATAGAAACGTATTTCAGGAATACGGCTGGAAGAACGTAGGTACTCTTTTTAAAGGAAATATTCTTTCTTATGGTATAGAGTTCCTAAAAGAAGAGTTAGATCATGAGACAAAACCAGACGGAGAGATTATAAAAACAATATATGGCGTAGAAAGAATACCTGATATAATGCTTCTAAAAGAGATGCAGGCATATCAGGATGGTGTGAACGTTGACCGATTGGTAGCTTTTTGCTCTTTGGTAGCCTTTGCTAAAGTGCAGCAAGCTAATAGAGGATTGGCTAAACGTATAGAAGTTACAAAGGAAAACTTGGATAACTCCCAGAAATTTAGTAAATTAAATTGGGGACCTTTTAGACACATGGGGTCTTCAAAAGGGAGTTCTGCAGGTATGAGACCACCTAGAAACCCTTTTAAAAATATAAGATAATGGATAATGTTCCTTTACATGCACAGAAAGTAACTATTTTGTCTCGTTTAATTAAAGAAAGCTCCCTTACTTTAGAGGAAGCTTTGCTTCTTTTAAAAGAGGAAGAGCCAGAAGAAGGTCCTGTATATACTCCAAGTACAACCACTCCTTGGACAGTTACTAATCCATATATTTATCCTAATATTGGAACAATTACCGTTTCATCAGGATCATCAGGTATTCTTTCAACATATAATTCTCCAATAAGTAATCAGACTGGAACTGATCTAAATAATTAATAATCATGCAGATATATAATGCTCTTGACTTAAAGGCTGGAAAAAAGGCCGACTATAACAAAATGGGTACCCTTACCCAGCCTATTCAGTTTCTACCAGAGACTGAAAAGGATGAAGAATGGAGAGCATGGAACCTAGATTGGCTAGAGTTTCAGGGGATGAAACAGCTTAGACGTAATGCTCGCAGGCTTATGAAGAACTATAAGCTTGCCAAAGGTATTATTGACAAGTCAGACTATATTGTAGAAGAAGATAATGAGATGGCAGATCTGATAGATACTCTTACAAAGGAGGATATGTCAGCTCTTGAGCTTAAGTTTTACCCTATTATCCCAAATGTTGTAAATGTTTTATGTAATGAGTTTTCTAAAAGAAGCTCACGTATTATGTTTAGAGCAGTTGATGATATCTCCTATAATGAGATGCTAGAAGCTAAACGTCAGATGCTTGAAGATGTTTTAGTTCAGCAAGCAGAGGTAAA